CATCGTCATAAGGTATGCGGTCGGGTGATAGCGGCAACCAATTAGGCGCAGGGAGAATAGTTGCTGGGTAAGTAGCAGGTTCTAGAAGTATGGCTAGGGCTAACTCAACTGAGAATCCGCTTCTTCTGAGACTCTTGTAAAATTCATTGAGGCCGATACAGTATTGATCGAGCATCGAGTAAGCCTCTAAGTCGATAGCCTTTTTACGCGCCATGGGATAAGTGTTACTTACGCAACATCTCGATAATTGTATCGACACGCGCTTCTAGTCGATTAACCTGATCCTTGATAGATGAACCGCTATTCGGCTTCAACTCCGCTAAATAGTGTTTTATCATGAAGTTGAGCATGGCAGTAACACCACCCAGAACCGTTACGATCGCTACTGCAAGTGCAGCATAATCCTGCGCCGTCATTTTTTAGGCGTGGCATATCCGAAGATGCCTGCAACTATCGAACCAAGGATCGCGCGGTAATCGAGTGCGAAGTTAGAAGTAGTTCCCCATACGGCCAAGAATGCTCCGATAGATACGATTGCTGGGTGCTTCATATTCATTTGCTTGCTCCTAATAGTGGGATTTGAAAGAACGAACCATCTTGATCGCCCTTGCTAGTAAAAGATATATGGAGATGATGGCGGTGCTTATTGATCCCCGTATATGTTCTCCAACGCCAAGCGCTTTTAGCGGAGCAGATTGACCCATCAAAAATGATGTATTTGATGCGCTTGTCTGTCTTGGCAAGAAGTCGAAGTTGATCCGCAATATCGGGCATGAGGTCGGGCTTAGGCTTACCAGAGACATCTCGATCAAAGTCGCACGCTCTAACAATCCCAGTTTCTGCAAGTGGTATGTGATCGCTATTGCCTTTGCGCATGTGTCTTGCATCCGCGACCCAGCCATCACTAGACCTATCCCTATCCGGGAAACTGTCATCTAGCTGCTCTCGAAGTTGTTGCCCTGCCTTGCATAATTTAGGTTTCATCCAACTAGTAAAGCGGCTTCTTCTGCCGTAATATTTAGGCGGTCAAGAAGTGCAGCCTTGGCAGTTGCCTTGGCTTCTTTTTCTGCTTCAAATTCAGCCGCTCTTTGAGCGCGCTTTATGTTATCCGCTTCATATTGTTCAACTTCTTCGGCGGTCATATCTCGCAGATTGGTTTCTTTGGTTATTCCGTCAATTTCCATGATTTTAGGTGTCATTATTATTCCTTAACTGTTCTGGAAGCCGTAGATGCGAACTGTTGCTGAAAGATTGCCTGAAACTGCAAGCAACGAAAATCCGTCAAATTGAGTCGTTGCTGATTGAAACGCTGCCTGATTGCTCATAACCCAAGTTCCGGCATCATTGTTTGCAATAGTTGTGTATGCCGTTGTTACCTTTGCTGCTTGCGGATTGAAAATTTCGGTGCTGTGGATCATATAATTTGATAATGAACTAGATGTATAGCCTGCGAACCATTCATCTGTACCAAGATAATTTGCAGCAGCCCCGTTTGTAGAACCATAACCAAAAATTCTTTCGGCTGTGTAATTTGTGGTTGTATCTGTGCCGCTGGCACGCAATCTCATAGAAATATCTGTGTTGGCTGTGCCGACTACATTTGTGATTATGATTTTGTAATTATCGTAGGTTGATGAAAATACATTGTTAAAGCTGTATGAACCAGCACCGCTTACATTTGTGGCTGAAATAAGATTTAATCCGCTAATCGCTGATGATGTTGCCCATTTAAGTCCAGTTGCGGCGGTTGAATCAGCAGTTAAAACTTGACCATTAGTGCCTACTGCAAGGCGCGCTGGAGTATCAGCAGCAGTTGCAGCGATGATATCGCCCTTGGCATCGACTATGGCATTCTGAATGGCGTTAGAATCATCCTGAGCAACCCATGAGAAGTCCAGATCTGTTCCTGAAGCCTTGGCTAATACCTGGCCAGTTGTGCCGCCTTTAAGGTCGATAAAGGCTGTATCAATATCCTGTCCAAGTGCAGCAATGGCGGTCGCGCCATCCTTTACCAAATCGGTCGATTGAGGAATATCCCAACCAAAGTTTGTAGTTGTTGTTGCCATTAGGCTACTGCTCCTATCGCGTTGATCCATGTAAGGGTAGGACTTAGGGTGTTCCAAGTCTCTGCTGCATTTACCTGCTCCCATTTTACCGCAACTTGGGAGAAGTTTATTGGAGATGCGTTAAAAGTAACGCTGAGGTTGTTTAGGCTCGCTCGGAATGTCCAGCCCTCGATATAGCCCTGGAATGAACCATCGTTGATATTGCCGGGTAGGTTTTGAATCCAAACTGGTTGACCCAAAAAGATGTTGATTAAAGCATCTCTATCGCTGTTGTCGATTTCAGGGTTGCCTAAAACAAAAGTGATTGCTTCAAACTTGGCATAGGGAAAGGCTCGTAATGCAATATATCGATCAGCTAGTGCTTCAGCATCTACTGCATCTTTAATTCGAGAAGTAAAGGATTCGGCATAAACTCCATAAAGGGATTGGCTTTCAGCATCTTCGGCTGTGTATTGACCGCTGCCAGTATTGCCATAATTGATATGGAAGTAGTTTCTTAGATCGCCTGCTCGGGTTGTAGATGACAAGCCAATACCGTTGGCATGGTTGGCATCGAGTGTTGTGTATCCATTGTTGGCCAAATAATCTTGCCTATGAGTTGAATCCGCATACCCAATGTTGCCATTTGAATCTTCGTATAGAACGCCAAAAGCGGAATTAGCAATGGCCGTACATAGTGAATAAAGATCAGTATCGGAAGATGATCGAGCGATCATGTCGTAACTGCCTGGGCGATCAATTTCGCCTAAGCCAATGTTTTCGGCATTTGCCCATGTTGTCGTTGGGTCATAATTTGCCCAAGTCTGCGCTGGTGGAACTTCATTCCATTGACCGAGTAAATACCCTGAAAGCAAGGTATAAATCTGATCTCCGTCTTGATCTTGGCTCAAGATTCCTTCATCGATGATTCGAGGCAGTTTAGATAAGGCTCCAAGAGCGGTGATTGTGGCAATAGTTGTATAGCCAAGATCTCCAGCGCGGTTAACTCCAATAGTAAAATCTGAGACATAGCCGCCGAAGATTGGGATATAAGTACCGACCGAGTTAGTTACCTCTACTGCTAGCCCGGTTCCTACTGTAAAGTTATAACTAGAGTTATTTAAGTTCATTAACTGCAACTGGCAATAGCCCGCAAGTGGCTGAGTATTGATATCTGTTCTGCCAGAAGTTATGACTAGATTCGCAATAGTTACATTTGTTGCTTCAAGGCCATCGATCAAAACTTTATAGGCTGGGGTGTAAGCGGTCATTAAAAGAATGCCGCGCTTCCTAGAGTTCCTCGAGCTGAGGAATCATTAAGAATGCTCACGATCTGGCGAGCAGTTGATTCACTATCAATCGCGCCATTCACGGTGATATTAGTGTTTCCACCGCTTACATAACGATAGGCGGCGATAGGTGCGTTAGGCATGACCGGGCTTGGCGCTGCCATTGAAGCGGCTGGAGAAGATGCCCCAGTTTCGAATGACGCGTTATTGAATGGATTAAGGGCAGAACCGATTTGCTTGGATATTTCGATTACTCGCTTGATCTTGTTGTAAAGATCATCGAAGAATGAAACTACTTTGGCTACGCCTGAGATCAGCGCGCCTATTGCATCGCCTACGATCTCGAATGCTTTGCCTAAAGTCTTGCCTAGGATCGGCGCTAGTACATCGCGAGAGAAATCAGCAAGCCCCTTGAAAAGAATAAGAAGAGGCTTTAATTCTTCGCTGTTATCGTTGAGTGAATTTTTTACTGAATTAAATGCTGATCGAAGGCCATTGATAATTGGGTTTAGAAACTCCATGACCGGGCGAAGTTTGTCTCCTAGATTGCTCGTAAAGTCTGCGATTGCAGGAATAACCTTCTTAACGATTACATCGACCATTGGAGTGATTGCGGTCAAGATGTATGAGCCTACGGTTTCCTTGCCTTCATCGAAGGCGATTTGAAGCCGAGTTAACTTGCCTTGGAATGTATCTGCCTTAGCCGATGCCTGGTTCTCGAAAGTATTTGCCAGTTTGGCGGTGATCTGATCCATGCTCATGGTCTTGAGTTGAGCGGATGTAAGTCCTATGCCTAACTTGCCAAGGGCTGCGGTATTGCCTTCGGCGGCTTTAGCCATGGCATTGGTAACGGCTTCAAGGGATTTCCCTGAGCCTGCTGCGACATCGATCGCAACTGTCTGTAACTTCTGAGCCTTTTCTAGATCTCCAGTTGCCCTAGATAATCTTTCTAGCGATGGGCGGAGATCATTATCTGTGATTCCGAAGGCTAGAGAAGTCTGGGTTATGTAATCTTCTGTTGCTGCAATCTGATTTTCGGTTGCGCCAGTTACATTCTTTAGAGTAAGGGCTAACTTCTGTTGAGCGGCTGCATCTTCGATCGCTGACTTAACGCCATCAATGGCTAACTTTCCAGCATAGGCTACGGCTGCTGCGCCTGCTGCTGCGAATGCTAATCCAGCCTTTTTTCCGAAGTCTGAAACTTTATCGCCGAAAGACATAACATCTTTATCGGCCTTATCAAGGTTCTTAGTGAAGTTATCGACATCAGCAAGAAGCTTGAGCGTTAACGCTCTTGTACCTGTTGCCATTAGCCCCACTCCTTCAAAATCTTAGTAAATGATTCTGTCCATCTAGCCACGATCTGCGGTTGAATCTTGCGAAGCGTTGGATAAATGAACCAGCCCTTTGAGCCTCGACCTTCGCGGCCTGACCAGACAGGGAACTGTCTATATTTGTTAGATCCGAATTCAGTACCGCCCCAGATATCCCGAGTGGTTGCTCCACCTGAGTACTTCTGTGAAGCGAAGCCATAAGTAATCTCACCGATACGGCTTGACTTTTTAACCCTAGAACCCTGAGCAATACGCCCTGAAACTTTAGTGTTATTACCTCGGCTTGCTGTCTGAATGACCTCAGCCCGGGCGAATTCAGCCAGAGCGCCTGATTGGCGCTTGGCCTCATCGTTGGCTTCTTCACCCATATTCTTTAAGGCTTTAAATACTTGGCGTAACTCTGTTTGGTCAAGTGCTACTAGTTCACTTGCCATTGCGCTGCTCCAATATCTCTATCGCTGTAAGAATATCCTCGGCACTTCGCCAATGATCCATAGGGATCTGAGTGGCTATTGCCAGTTCTACTAAGAGTCGGCTGACGCTTCCTCTTGTATGACTTTTGGGTTTCCTTCACCTACTTCAACATCTGCGACCGATTCCATCCAGACATCAAGTGTCTTGGTTGGCTTGCCGCCTGCATCGCGCTTCATTGCTGAGTGCGTTACATAAAGGATGTCCCACATTCCACCGAACTGG